GGCAACTACCAGTTTACTGACGGCTCGGTGATGGTCTACATCCCGGCGTTCTACTACCGCTACGGCACCGGCAGCAACGGCGGCGCCATCAACGTGGTAGACGTCAAGCCCTTCAGCCACTGGGCCAGCGTGGCCGATGCCAACGCTGCGGGCTACGCCCTGCACCGCGCCTTCTACAACGGCGGAAGCATCCGCCAAGGCGTGTTTGTGGACAAGTACCTGGCCAGCAACAACGGCGGTACGGCCTCCAGCCTGAAGAACGGCATCGTGCTCAGCAGCGCGCAGCGCGGCTCCTTGAGCACCGCCACCTTCGCCAGCCTCACCGGCGCACCCAGCAACAACCTGGCCGGCGCCATTGCAGCCGCCAAGACCCGCGGCACCCGCTTTTTCTGCAACACGCGCTTCATCCGCGGCGCCCTGGCGCTGCTGGCCAATGCACACGGCTCAGCCGCCACCGGCACCACCTACTGCGCCTGGTACAGCGCCGGCAGCACCAACTTTCCCAAGGGCTGCAACAACAACGCCAACGGCGACACCAACGACGCCGCCATTTCGTTCGTGAACGACGGCAATGGCACCTACAACACTGGCCGCACCGGCAGCGCCAACTTCATGGCGCGCACCACGCACAACGGCATGATGTGCGGCGTGGCCGACTTGAACGGCATCGTGTGGGAAACCGAGCTGGGCTTCACCAGCAACGGCACCAGCTTTTTTATGCTCAACACCGGCGTGGACGTAGGCACCATCACCGGCGGCACTACCCTGGCCACTGACGCCTGGGGCGCCACCGGCCTGGCGGCCATGTACACCAACATCGGCGCCACTTACGAGAGCCTGACCAACAGCGCCAGCAACAAGACCTACGGAAACGCGGCGCAGGTGCTGAGCGCCTCCACCAGCGGCACCGCCTGGGGCTTTGCAGGCCTTGGAATCCCGCTGTCTGGTGGCGTGGGCGGCAGCAACCAGTTCGGCAACGATTACCTGTACGACGCGCGCCCGAATGAGCTCTGTGTGTTCTCTGGCGGCGACTGGAGCAACGGCAGCAGTGCCGGGGTCTGGGCGCTGTACTTGTCCGGCGCCCGCGGCGACTCGAACGTCAGCATCGGGTTCCGCGCCGCCTCTTACCTGTAACTCTGAGGCCCTGAGCGGTAGCGACTGGGCCTGCCTCCCACACCATGAGCCACCCCACACGCAGCATCCACGCCCAGGCCGGCTTGCACCGCAAGCTGGTGCTGTTCGGCGCGCAGCTGGAGCTGTACCTGGCTCATTTCCCGTCGCATCACAAGTATGTGATGGCGCAGCAACTGCGCCAGGCCTATGTGGACGTGTACAACCTGGTGACCGAGGCGCAAAAGCGTTACCACAAGCGCACCACGCTCAGCCAACTCGACGTGCGCCACGAGCAACTGCGCATGCTGCTGCTTCTGGCGCACGAGCTGGGGCTTTTCAACTTCTCGAAGGGCAAGCAAGACGCCGAGCAACCGGGCGAGCACCGGGCGCTGGTAATGCTGCGCCTGGTGGACGAGCTGGGCCGCATGATCGGCGGCTGGCTGCAAAAAGAATCGGCCCCGGGCGGTGACGCTCAGGGCCCGCTGCCTGCGGTCGCCGCAGCAGCGCAAGAATCCGGCGAGCGAGAGCTTGCCGGTGCGGTAGGGGCTTGACATGCTCTGTGTGATCTCTGGCGGCAACTGGAACAACGGCAGCAATGCCGGGGTCTGGGCGCTGAACTTGAACAACGACCGCGGCAACTCGAACGACAACATCGGGTTCCGCGCCGACTCTTCGCCTGGCCTGCCCCATGCGGCAACAGCCGACCGGCAAAGAGGGAGCCCCCGTCGCGGCTGGTGCCGAAATCTGCCGCTGCAGCGCCCTTCAGTAGCCCGCACGCCGGCCCATGTTGGCCGCAGGGCGACCACTGGCGCCGCAGCACCTACACCTGGCCGGGGCGCCGCATGAAGCGCCACGGCAACCTGCTGCCCCTGTACGCCACCGAGCTCGCCCTCATGGCTGCCTACCAGCGGGCGCGCGAGCAAAAGCGCAACAGCCGAGGCTGCTTTCTGTTTGAGCGCAACCTGGGCGCCAACATCGCCGCCCTGTGCCACGAACTGCGCACCGGCACCTACCAGCCGCAGCCGCTGAATCGCTTCTGGGTAAACGACGGCCGCAAGCCGCGCTTGATCGAAGCCCCGTCCTTCCGCGACCTGGTAGCCCAGCACGCCGTTTACGCCGTGGTGGGCCCGATCTTCGAGCGCCGCCACATCAGCACCACCTTCGCCTGCCGCAACGGGCTGGGCACACACGCCGCGGCTGACTGGCTGCAAGCCGCCATGCGCCGCGCCCCGCGCACCGCCTGGACGCTGCACGTCGATGTGCGCAAGTTCTTCTACAGCGTAGACCGCTCAACCCTGGCCGCCATCGTCCAGCGCTTCATCAAGTGCCCTGCCACCTTGCACCTGTTGCACCTGTTTGCCCAGCGCCCTGAGCCGGTGGGCATCCCCATCGGCAACCTGATGAGCCAGACCTTTGCCAACCTGTACCTTCACACGCTGGACGACTTTGCCAAGCGCACGCTTAAGGTGACCGACTACGGCCGCTACATGGACGACGCGGTGATGATCGCACCCAGCCGCGCGGCAGGCACACAGTGGCTGAAGGCCATCCGCCACCACCTCAGCCTGCTGGGCCTGGCCATCAGCCACCACAGCCTGCAGCCCCTGCGCCGAGGCGTGAATTGGGTGGACTACCGCACCTGGGCCCGCGCCCGGTTCGTGCGCCCGCACCTTATCTCAGCAATCCGTGCTGATGCCCGCGCCGGCCGGCTTCAGTCCATCGTTTCACGCCTGGGCCACGCGCGCCACACGGCATCTCATCAACCCCTCGTCCACTACCTGACGGAGCACCACCATGCCCTCTCTCATCGCCTACCGCAAAACCATCACCGCCATCAACACCTTCGAGCTGCGGCTGCCTGAATCCACCCCTGGCCAGCGCCAGGGCCAGGAAATCGCCACGCTGGCCGATGGCCGCACCATCGTCGTGCTGGATGACGGCGCCACGCTGCCGACCGACCAACCCGCGCAGATCGCGCCCAGCATCGAGACGCTGCCCAGCCCGCTGCCCGCGGAGCTGCGCGCCCAAATCCTGGCCGCCAGCCCGCATGCGCGCCTCATCAGCCAACGGGTGGTAGAAAAGATCCGCGCCGAGTACAGCGTGGACGACGAAATCAAGCTGCTGCGCATCGCCCCAAGCGCCGAAACCACGGCCTGGAACGACCACGCGGAAGCTTGCCGCGCCTGGGGCCGGGCTGAGCGCGCCAAGCTGGGGCTGTGAGCCAGGTCACCCCTGCATGAAACCCCTGCGCCTCCTGGCCGCAGCCCTCACCCTCAGCGCCGCCGGCCTGGTGGCGCTGACGCAGGACGAGGGCTACACCGACCAGGCCGTCCGCCCGCTGCCCACTGACCGGCCCACCTACGGCTTCGGCAGCACCTGGCGGCCTGACGGCTCGCCCGTGCAGATCGGCGACACCATCCGCCCACCCCAGGCCCTGGCCCTCACCCTGCGCGAAGTGCGCAAAGGCGAGAGCGCGGTGCACCGCTGCGTCACCGCGCCGCTCACGCAGGGCGAGTTCGACAGCCTGGTCAGCCTGGCCTACAACGTAGGCGCCGATGCCGTGTGCCGCAGCACCATGGTGCGCCTGCACAACGCCGGCCAGCACGCCCAAGCCTGCGCCGAGTTTGACCGCTGGGTCTACTTCCAGGGCCGCGACTGCCGCGACCCCGCCCACCGCTGCGGCGGCCTGCCCAAGCGCCGCGCCGCCGAGCGCGCCATGTGCGAAGGCCGCCCGTGACCCGCGCCCTGCTGGGTTGCATCCTGGTGGCGCTGGCCCTGGCCGGCGTGCAAACCTGGCGCCTGCAGCGCGCGCAGCTCACCGCCGCCGATCTGCGCACCGAGATCCAGGCCCAGCGCCGCCAGGCCGCCGAAGACCGCGCCCAGGCCGTGGCCGCCAGCGCCAGCGCAGCCGCTGCCTACCGAAGCATCGAGCAAGCATGGATCCACAAGCACCAGGAGATTGCCCGTGAAGCCGAAACCCAAGCCCGCGCCCTGGACGCTGCCCGCGCTGCTGGCCGCATTGCTGGTGACGGCCTGCGCCGCCGCGCCCAGCAGCTCGCCGCCACTGCCGCCTGCCCCGCCCCCACCCCCGCAGATCCCGCCCCTACCCCCAGCAGCCCACCAACCCCCAGCCCCGCCACTGTGCTCGCCGACGTGCTCGGACGGCTGGAGGAAGCTGGTCGAGAGCTTGCTGCGGTAGCAGATGCAAGGGGTAGAACGGGCGCCGCGTGTGAGCGGGCTTATCAGGCGCTTCTGAACGGCGCAGTGCTACCGGAATTGCTACCGGGCGGCCCCGCTACGAGGTAATTCCCCCCATTGAACTACGGCGGGCTCCCCCAAGCCTACCACGCCTCTACCTCTAGAACCTTCACCCCAACACCCCCCACAATCACCCCCATTCACTACCTCAGTGCTACCGTTTGCATTCGGTAGCACTTCGGCGAATCAGGGGGCGGGCGTGGCGAGCATCATCGAGGTGAAGGGCAAGTGGCGGGCGCAGGTGCGGCGGAGGGGAGTGCAATCGTACACGCGCACGTTCACCACCAAGGCGGCGGCTGAGCGCTGGGCACGGCAGCTTGAGGCGGACATCGACCGCCAGCGCGAAGGCAGCATGCCGGCCGGGCCGGTGGCGGGGGCGGCGTCGGGGCGGGTGGTGCTAGTGGCTGACCTCATCCAGGCCTACCGGGACTTGCGCGACCAGGCGCGGCCAATCTCTGATGCGTCCACCGAGCACTACACGCTCAAGCACCTGGCGCACCACCTGGGCGCGCGTGATGCGCTGCGGCTGACCGCGCAGGACTTGGTGGGCTACTGCTCAGCGCGTCGAGATGACGGCGCCGGGCCCTACACCTGCAACATGGACATCGGCAAGCTGGGCACGGTGCTGCGCTACGCGGCCCTGGCCCGCAAGGTGACGCTGCCCGATGTGGTGGGCCAGGCCCGC